CTTCTCTTGAAACACCTACAATAGTTCCGTATGAACTTTCATGGTAAGTTTCATTTCCTTCTGAATCATACTCGTATCTACTCCAAAACTTACTTGAATCTTCCCAGTAAGTTACATTTCCTTCTGAATCACGGTCGTATCTATACCAATTCTTATCTGAATTTTCATAGTAAACTACATGACCTCTTGAATCACATAATCTAAAACAACCCTTTTCAAAATCATGGTTAAAGAACTCTGCTAATTTTTTCATATTATACATCTACATGGTTTAACAATAACTCACCTAACTTTTTATCAACTCTTCCAATAGCCTCGTAAATAAGAGTAGAGTTTCTCCTAGACTCTCTAAGAGATTCCTTTGTAAAACCTACACCTAAGTCCACGTTATCTCTATCAAGCTCTAACAAAGCATCTACAATCATCTTACCACTAGCTCCTGAGTCTAGTATTTCTTTAATATTTTCTTTCATCTTATTTAGTTTTTGTTATTGTATACTGCAAATATATGTTTTTCAAAAGTCACCTGCAAATTATTTCATATATTTTTTTAGACTTTTTCTGTAATACCTACCTAATATATTATCATTCAAGTAGTTGTTGTTTTCGATAGCGTCTCTTTTGAACTGATACTTAGTTTCGTAATAAGACATCATAGTCTTGTTTTTGCACAACTCTAGTATCTCTCTATCGCACTCGCTCCATAGCCATCTCTTTGTAGTGTCGTTACTTCCTGTATAGGTTTTCCAATCACTCTCAACATACTTTACACGCTTTCTTTTATACCCTTTTAAAGGTTTAAGAGTTCTCTTGTGTTTAAGTATCTTCTTCCCTATGTACCTCTTACCTGTTTCTAGGTGTTTCACCTCGTAAACAAACCCTACGACATCTTCGGGAAAATCTTCCAAATCTTTAAACTCCTTATCTTCTTTAAACCACATACTAGTTATATATCAAAGTTAAACGTAGTCGAGCAAACATAAACACAATTGACCAATCGACCTCTACTACATCTTGTTCTTCAAATACTTCTCTCTGAAAGCCTATCATTATAGACTCTAATAAGTCTATGTTTAATTCCCAACCTTTTACCTCCATTTTATTTATTGTTAACTATTTTTACTTTCTTACCTGCTAACTTCTCAACCTCTTCCATTGTCATTTCTACAACTTCTCTCGAAACACCTCTAGTGACTCCATTTGAACTTTCATAGTAAGTTTCATTTCCTACTGAATCGTATTCGTATCTACGCCAAAACTCATTTGAATCTTCACAGTAAGTTTCATTTCCTTCTGAATCATACTCGGACCTATACCAATACTCACTTGAATTTTCATAGTAAACTACATGACCTCTTGAATCACATAATCTAAAACAACCCTTTTCAAAATCATGGTTAAAGAACTCTGCTAATTTTTTTCCTTTTACTCCCATTTTATTTAGTTTTTGTTAATAATTCTCTGTTTTCTGCTTTTAACCGACTAACCTCGTCTTTCAAGGATTTAATCTTCTTGTCCTTGTAATCAATAAGGAGAAGCAATGTGTTTTTTCTATCTCTTGACTCCATTTTATTTATTGTTAACTATTTTTACTTTCTTACCTGCTAACTTTTCTACCTCTTCAATAGTCATTTCAACAACTTCTCTTGAAACACCCCCAGTAGTTCCGTATGAGTTTTTATAGTAAGTTTCATTTCCTTCTGAATCACGCTCGTATCTACGCCAAAACTTACTTGAATCTTCACAGTAAGTTACATTTCCTTCTGAATCATGGTCGTATCTATACCAATACTCATCTGAATCTTCACGGTAAACTACATGACCTCTTGAATCACATAATCTAAAACAACCCTTTTCAAAATCATGGTTAAAGAACTCCCCTAATGTTTTTCCTTTTACTCCCATATTATTTAGTTTTAACTATTTTCACTCTTTTACCTGCTAACTTCTCAACCTCTTCCATTGTCATTTCTACAACTTCTCTTGAAACACCTCTAGTATTTCCGCAGGAATCTTCATAGTAAGTTTCATTTCCTTCTGAATCACGCTCGTATCTACTCCAAAACTTACTTGAATCTTCATAGTAATCTTCACGACCTTCTGAATCACGCTCGTATCTATACCAATTCTTATCTGAATCTTCCCAGTAAGTTACACGACCTTCTGAATCATACTCGGACCTATACCAATTCTTATCTGAATCTTCCCAGTAAGTTATATTTCCTTCTGAATCATATAATCTAAAACGACCCTTTTCAAAGTCATGGTTAAAGAACTCCCCTAATGTTTTTCCTTTTACTCCTGAAATTTCTTTTATCACTCTTTCTAAATCTGTCATATCTATTGTTTTATTTTGAATTGATTATCTAACTCCGTAAATACCCTTGTTATTGCCCCACTATACATCATTGCATTTATAGGGTTTGAAACCCATAAAGATAGTACTTCTATAAATACCCTGTAATCTATCTCGTATCTAGATTTTGCATTATAGTAATAAAACATAATAGGAGCTATGTCTGCACTGCTGTCGTTTCTTATCTGTAAATACTGTTCTTTTGTCATTTGTTTTAGTTTGATACAAATATAATCTATTTAAACGTACCTGCCAAATAAATTAGTGTTTTATAAAACAATGTTTATAGTTTTTAAAAAGACTTGCATCTTAATGAAATTTTCACTAACTTCGCCAAACTACGCAAGAGTGGTAAGAGAGTAACTAAAAACTCTAATTTATCATTAACCGTTACACAATAAAGGATAGCTATATCTAAAAAAAATAACATATGTTGTGTATAAAAATAGTTTTTTAAGGTGTTGTTGTTGTGAACCGCAACTATATTTATAAAAAGTGTTCCGTAAAACAATTAATTAATGTTTAGTTAATTTAGTATATGGAAGAAAATAAAGAACAGAAAGTAGATGGCAGACGTAATAACGGAGGTCATTCTACGAAAGGAAGAGCAGGTAGACCGCCAAAGATAACCGAAAAGAAACTTAGAGCTATATCTCAATCAGCTATAAGAAAGGAGTTTGGTAGTGAGGAGAAGATGTGGAGAGAGATAGCAAAGAAAGCCAAAGGAGGTTCTTTTCCTCACTTACAGAAGTTGTTGGAATATAACTACGGGAAACCAAAAGAATATAAAGAGGTTGACGTAAAGCAATCTGTTAATATACCGATTGCACAGTTTTTAGAAGAAGATACTATTGATATAACACCTGAAACAGACTTGCTTAATGAGTAACGTAAAATTAAACCCAAAATATAAGCCATTATATAATAGCGACGCAAGGTATTTTGTTGTTACAGGAGGAAGGAATTCAGGAAAGTCTTTTGGCGTTACTGTATTTACACTTCACTTAACATATGGGGAAGGTCATAAGATACTCTATACTAGATACACTATGACTTCCGCCGAGAAGTCTATTATACCTGAATTCTTGGCAAAGATAGAGTTGCTTGGTGTTGAAGAGCATTTTGAAGTAACAAAGAAAGAGATTAAAAACAAGTTAACAGGTAGTTCAATAGTATTCTCAGGTATTCAAACTTCATCAGGAAATCAAACAGCAAACCTGAAATCCATAAACGGTATCACGACTTGGATTCTTGACGAAGCAGAGGAAATGACACAAGAAGAAGAGTTTGATACTATTGATTTATCTGTTCGTGTTAAAGGCAAGCACAATAGGGTTATAATGATTATGAACCCTACTACAAAAGAACACTTTATATATGGCAAGTTCTTTGAAGCTAGAGGTGTCGAGGGTGGTTTTAACGGACAGAGCGAAGATGTAAACTACATACATACCACTTACCTTGACAATATAGATAACATAGAGAAAGGTAGTTTAAGGAATATTCTAAGGATAAAAGAGAAAGAGCCCGAGAAGTACAAGCACGTTATCCTTGGTGGGTGGAGAGATAGAGCTGAGGGTGTTATATTTTCTGATTGGGAGGTAGGAGAGTTTAGGAGCGACGTAGATTCTATATTCGGTCAAGACTACGGATTCTCAAACGACCCTAGTACTCTTGTGGAAGTTTCTGTATGCAAGAAAACAAAACGTATCTGGTTAAAGGAACACTTGTATGAGAAAAACATGACTTCTCAGCAACTTGAACACGCAAACAGAAGATATGCAAAGGATAATCTTATAGTGTGTGATAACGCAGACCCTAGACTATGGCAGAGCCTTAGAGCAACAGGACTTAACATGACACCAACTCTAAAGTTCCCTGATAGTATTAGTAAAGGTATAGCTATAATGCAAGACTACCATGTTATTATTGACTCTAAGAGTATCAATCTTATAAAAGAGTTCAATAACTACGCTTGGAAAGTAAAGGTAGGAAAAGGCGGTAAATCAGTTCCTATTGACTTATGGAATCACGGTATAGATGCTGCTCGCTACGCTATTCAATACTTGTGCGGAAGAAC